GGCTCCTTGCGAGCCAAACATGCCCAGCGGATCAGACCAGCCGAACGAGTAACGCTCACGGGCCTTGTAGCGGACGTTGCCGGTGTCAAAGTCACCGTCCATCGACTGCGCCAGAGGCGTGCGAACGAAGTGCTTCATGCCGTTGGGAACGTCAGTGGTCAGGAACCAAGCGTTCGTGTCGGTCAAGAAGTGGTTAATGGTGTAGCCATCAGGGATGGAACCATTGTTTTTGATTGCGTTGATGTCGTTGTCAGTGGTGCCGACGCGGAGTTCGGTTTCCAACAGACGGGTTGCAACGAATTGCAGCGACGGGGGCACGATCAATTTCTTGGGACGGGCAGCGATCAACAGATCACGTTCGTCAGTCCACAGGCTGATCTGAATAACGGCGGCTTCCAAAGAAGTCTCGTTCAGGTCAGCAGGGGTGCTGGGAATGTTGCTGTTGGTACCGCCAGACACCAAGGGGTGGGCGTTGGAGAACAGAGGCACGCCGTCGCCACCGTTGTAGCCAGAGGTGAAACCGTTGTTCAGAACAGCGGCAGCCTTGACTTGCTTGGTGTAGGCCATAGCACGGGCCAGGGCTTTGGTGTAACGAGCAGACAGGCTGTCGTACAGGTTGTCTTCGATGGCCTCTTCGGTCAGCGAGAAACCCAAAGCGATGGTTTCGTGGTTATAGCGGGCGGTCCAGGCTTCCTGGCCATTGTCGTACGCGATGGCAGAACCTTCGTTCTTCACCGGTGCGGCAGAGAAGCCAGACAACTTGGTTTCCTCTTCAAAACTACGCTCCGATGTCTCGGTTTCGTAGATTTCTTTGTGCTCTTCGCCGTAGCGAGCATACTCAAGGCCGAACAGAGCGTTCAAGCCGGGGAGCAGTTCTTTGAGCAGTTGTGCGCGTGAAATAGCCATTTGTCAGTACTCCTTATTAGACGCCAGTGGTGTCGTTGTACTGATGCAGGTTGAACTTCACAATGAACTCATAGTAGTACGTGGTACCACCAGAGACATAAGAAGATTCAGGCACAACATCAACCACACGCACAGGCAGGGTGTTGGTGGTGTCGGCAGACGCACCGTTGATGCCATAGGCAGAGTCGCCAGTGGCAGTCGAACCGGTAGCAGTAGCCATCGCCACGTTGGAGCCAACCAAAGCACGGGTATAACCAGTGGGGGTGGTGGTCGAACTAGCGGCCGAAACAACCTTGAAAGTTGCATACGGATCATCCACAACGTAGGCATAAGCCAGGTTAGAAGATGTCGAAGCGGCTGCGGGATAGTACTGACCCTGAACGGTTTGACCCGAAGAGTTTACGTACTGGCAACCAACCAACACGCCCACGGCATCGCCGGAGTTGCTGGTAGTCTTGGCCACGAGAAAACCCGTGGTATCGATTTGAACGGTGTCGCCGTTCAGAATTGCGGTCGCGTAAGCAGCCGCAATGGGGATCAGACGAGTCTGACCTGCGTACGGCAGACCATCAAGTCGATTGATGGGCTTGAAGCCATACGTCTTTGTAACACTGGGGTAAGCCATTGTTTAACTCCAAAGATTTTTTCAACGTTTACCAACGCTACTCTCAGATTTACGCTCCTTAAAGAGCGGCATCCTCGCATCGCTTTGGCGCATGAAATTGTTGTCCACGGCTTCCGTCTGATTTTTGGTTTGCTTAGAGAAATATTGATTCCTCTGTTCAACCATCTCAGTCGGAGTTTTGCAGAGCAACAACCCGCCGATCTCAATGTTGTCCTTGTAACGGGACGTGGGATCGACTAGCAGTCTGAATTTTGGTTGCTCCTCAATCCGCACCGGCTCCCAACCTTCACGGAGTTTGGCCGAAAGGTTACGCGGGTCAGGCGAATTCAGTGTTGCAACACGAATCCAACGGTAGTTAAAACCAGCCTCTTTGTCCGGCTCAGGGAGCATTTCCGGTTGCATCCACTGCTTGGGACGCTCGTCAAATTCTCGGTTTTCAACTTCACGGGGTAGGCGATTGTTAGCCATTTGTTTTCTCCAGTTTCAACTTTTCCAAAGCATATTTTTCAGGGGTCAAACCAAGTTTTTTTGCCAAACTTAGTTCACTTTGCGTCAACTTCACCTTGTTTGAAGAGGTGCTGCGACTAGCAGGGGCCACCACCGTGGGCGGCTTTTTCTTCCTTACTTCAGGCTTTGTTCCAGTATCCTCCTGATCATCAAATTCCTCTGGGAATCTGCTCCGAATCGCTTTGTCCAACTCGGCGTAATACCGATCAGAGCCAATAACCACTCCAGAATCCTTGAGTTCTTCATGAACCCCAAAAGCAAAAGCAGTCATGCTTCGCTTCTGGCCAAACCAGGTGTTGCGTTCTTGCCACGCTAACGCCTTATCGTCTGGGCGAGGAGCCTGAACAGGCTGTCGAGTCTGCTCTGGTTCGTTTTGTACATCAAAATTTTCTTGCTGTAAAGAGGGGCGTAGATTTTTTGCTTGCATGGATTGCAAGTTAGCCTGTTGAAGCGCCTTGTTTGCCTCAACAATCTTATCTGCATCACCACTCTCATAAGCCTCTTTGTAGGCTTGCTCGGCCATTTTCAGTTGCAGATCAGACGCTGTGACGATTGAATCCACATACTGTTTCTCGCCGGCCTGAAGGACGCTACGCATCTTCAGGTTTTCGTCACGCAATTTCTTTGCGTAGGCGAGGGCTGCTTGCTGTTCACGCAAAGCGGCTTCTTTTTCTCGCCGTTCGTCGTGCCAGACCTTCTTCATCTGCTTGAGTTTTTTCTTGACCTCTTCATCGTATTTCTCGATTTCCAGGCCGTCTTTCTCAAGTTCCTCTTTCAGGTTCTGAGGCAGGGGCACTTTGTTGCGGTCCTCCTCAGGCGTATCGTCTTCAATCTCAACTTCGATACCGTCGTCCTTAACTTCGGTGTCGGAGTTGCTCTCCGTCTCGTCAGGAAACTTGAATTCCTGTTCGTCCATCGTTGCCATGTGCGGCTCCTTTCTTAATATGCTCGTTTGATTCCGCGCGGGTCTTGTACCACCGCTTCAACCGAATCATCATTGATCATGCGGAATTCGCGGCCGTGGATCAGCAGTCGAGTTCCAGCATTCGGACGAACAATGACAAAATCGCCCTGCTGACACCAAGGGCCAGTCGGGAATCTGTCTTTGTCGGCGTAGCAGTCAGGACCCATGGCAACCACAAAAAGAACCGTTGCCAGTTTTTCTTCGTAGTTCACGGTCTGGTCTGCTTTTACCAACCCGCTTTCAAATTCTTTTTCCACTTCTGGAATGGCGCAAAGAATGCGATAGCCTTTGGGCTGCGGTAGTTGGCGTGCTTTTTCCTCGGCAGTTGCATCAAACTTGTATGATCCAACCACTTCGGGGTTACTGGCGTTTGTTGCCAGCAGGATTTCACTCATCAGAGTTCTCCAATCTTTGTTGCAGGTCTAGTGCGTATCCTCTTGCGGTGAGCAGACCCTTGATCTCTCCGCAGAGACTCTTGTATTCCTCAAAACTCGCAGCCCGCCCGCCTGCAAGGTAGTCCTTGAGTTGAGAAATTTTGTCATCGGCTTGTTCGATGATTACTTCCAGAGCATCCATCAATCACCTTTTACTTTTGCTTGAAACACACTCTTCAAAGCATCTGCCAAAAGTTCTTTGGTCTGAAGATCTTTTTCGTGTTGTTTCTCGCTGGCTTGGATAATTGCTTCCTTCATTAGCGTGGTTTGATCACGCTCTTTGGAAGCCTGTACTTGAGCCGCATTTCGTTGCGCCTCCAAGTCTTGTTGCCGCACTCTGAGTTGAATATCGGCCTGGTCTTTCTGCGCTTTGCGTTGCAATTCGCCTTGCTTAATAGCCAATTCCTGCTGTTGCATTTGTACAACAGGGTCTTGAGCGGCTTGCTGGGCTTGCTGCTGGGCGACGGTGGCTTGGTTTTGTTGCAACACACGTTGGGCTGCTTGTGCCAGCATGGGTGCAAGTTGTGCCTCGACCACGGGGTCCATGTGAATTTCTTCTCCGCTTGCATCTTCTTGCGGGGGAAGAGTCATACCCAAAGCCTGCTCAATCATCACGCGGTATTCAAAGCCCAAATGCTCATTGATATGAGCCTGCATGGCCATGGCTTTTTGCTGTGCCGTCGGGTCTTTTTGCAACAGAGATTGAATCATCGGGTCGTTGAGTACGGCCGTATGAACCGCAATATGCGCCCGGTGATCTTGGTAAGAGAACGCCTTGACGGGTTTATTCATCAGCACGTTTTGATTCTCTGTTACCGGGTCTGTTGGTTGCTGGTCTTCAGACAGCGGGATGAGTTTTTGCGCATCCTTGATGCCCAACACATCCAGCATTTGACGGTGCAAAAGTGGTAAGTTGTACAACTGAGGTGCAGTCTGTGCCAACTGAAGCGCAGCCTGATACTGAACAATCTTTTGCGCCATGGTGGACGCATTGGGATCGCTCACTGGTATGACGTTTACATTGTCGTAGTCTGACTTCTTAGCCTGGGGGCTGCCCTCAACCGGCTCGTAGTCATAATCTTCAGGCGTGTAGTCACGGATAATTTCTTTAAGTAAACCAAGTTCTTCTTTAAACGCAAAGTGAATGCGCGCCTGAACGGCAGACATCACTTTTAATGTGCGCTCAAGGATGGCCAGTGTCGTGCCCACGGGGGCTTGGCTGGACATGTCTGTAACTTGCAAATCTGCCGTGTTTGCAAAGCGCCGGCCGTCTTCAATGATCTGATTAAGCAACTGATACAGCGTCTGGCTCGGCTCTTTGTAGGGCAGAGGCAAAAGGTTGTCCTTAATCGAACCAGAAGGAACATCCACATCCCTGAATTCGCCCGGAGCAATGGGAGTGTCGTCCCCTTTTACACGCAGACCGCGAGTTTTAAAACCGCCGGGAAGGTTTGCCAGCGAACCAGCGTCCACCAATTGACGCAACAGCGACGTTCCGCTCTTGGCAAACGCGCCGATCATGTGAATCAGGCCAAATGCGTAGAAACCAAAGCCGGGTATGTACGGATAGTGGACAAAATGTTGCCGCTTCTTATATGTCTCGTCTTCAGGGCGCCAGTTCCTACGAATGGCCAAGACTTTTTGTGAGCCTTTTTCAATTGTGACCACATACGGCAGGGCAATACGTGTCGGTTCTCCGTCTTCGTCTTTATGCTCATAGCCTTTGAGGTCTAAATCGACGTTGATCTCCATGATCTTGTAGCGATCATCTGTCGTCGCACGGAATCCCAGTTTTTCCGCAATCTTTTTCTCAACTTCGTCGAGAACATTGTCCGGCTCACCCAGATCGATGTCTCTCCAAAAGCCTGCCACCTGTAAACGACGCACATCGTTCTTGGTTTTACGCATAACGTGGGTCACACGCTCGGCTGTTTGCAAATTTGACGCGCCGTAGGGGACGATCAGGTCTTCTGCCGGGACAAAAATTGCAGTTTCACGCTCAAAATGCGGGTCATAGTAGATTTTCTTGAACGCATTTCCTGCCAGACCCAAGCCCCAGAGCATTCTTTCATGCTCGGTACGGTATTCGTTGTTCTTTACCGTGAGTCTGTAGTTCATATCTGCCGCCACACGGATGGCAGATTCCTTTTTTGCGGGTG